TGGACTCCTCCCGTGATACAAAGAGGGAGAGATACAGCCCCTTGCTTCTACAAGATGTCTATTGGGATCAAGATAAGAGAAGAGCGACTAGAGTTTTGAGTCTTGCACCCAGGGCTGTTGACATCTCATATGAGATTAACATATGGTGTAAGTATAAAGCAGATCTTGATATGCTAAGGTCTGGCGTATTTTCATTGTTTAATCCAGAGTTAGTTGTACCTACGAACCATAGTAGAGAGGCCAGAGCTTACTTAGATAGAGAGAGATCTGTTGGTTCTGTCATAGCTGCTGATACCAAAGATCGAGTCTTGCAGAAGACTATCGACGTAACACTTCAGACTTACATACCAAGCCCTAAGTTCTTCTTCACTAACACAGGACAGATAGAGGAGTTTAACGTATAAATGGGAAACATTACATTTATACTGAACGTCGAGGATAATCGTAGGCGTCGTAAGAACTTCTCTACTAACTTAACTAGAGGGGTTGATCGGGTAACAGATACCCCGTTACCTCCTGTTCCTGAAGTCCCTGTAGAGCCTGAAGATCCTAATGTAGTTCTTAGTGATTTAGATAGGCTTTTCTTTGGTCTTGTTGTAAGAGACTTTGAGTTAGAATTTGGTGGTGACATTGTTGGACCGGGAGTTAACCTTAAGAATCAAGAACCTATAGATGGAGATGAACCAGTAGATGATGGATTTATTGAATTTGTTATCAGTGATAACGACAACCCAAGAGTTGATCTGAACAGCACTGTAACCCTTAATACCAGACTTGGCACCCCAACTTTTGCGTCTTCGGTTTTAACTATTGGTGATTTAGTTCTTAACTCAGATGTGAACCAACTTGATACGTTTGTTATCAACTTCCAAAACAAAGAATTTGGTTACGAGGCCGGGGCTAATACAGATGAGTTGTTCTTACCAGACTTCTCTCTATCTGTTAACGCACTTGAGTTTGAAACAAGCAACAGACTTTCTTTGGATAGTATAGTAACGACACTGACCGTCAGCACCTTAAGTGTTGAAATAGGTGGTAACATTGGATCCCCAGGCTTCGCTACAGCGGCGGATACTATTTCTCTCGATTCAGTTATAAATATTAGCTTGCCTGAGAATATGGTTACAAGCGAAGACTTTGATGCATAATTTTATACATGTTTGATTAACCTTTTCGCATAAATAAGATAGGAGAATATAATTATGGTATGGACTAATTTAGGTAAGCAAAAGATGTTTGAAGAGTTTTTTGCTTCTGGTGCTATTGGTGACACTTTTAGACTTTGTTTAGCCTCTTCTGGAGGTGCTGGTGATTGGACCGTTGACACTAGCTCGACTGCTGATTTAGCTGCCGTCTCTTCCCTTGATAAGGCTACTGGCACTGAAGGTGGAACATCTGGGCTCATTATTGTTAGAGATGGGACATCAGATGCTACAAACTTTGATGTCTCTAGTGCTGATGATTTAGGTTTAGCCAGTGCCGTAAGAGCGGTTCTTCAAACAGCGGGTGATGATTTCCAATATTCAGGAGCGTTTGATAATGCTAGGTATGTTGTGTTAGTTGACGCTGGTGCCGAGGGCTCTGCTTTTGATTTCACCACTGCTACGAATAATGTGTATGCTTGGTGGGATATTGGTTCAAATCAAAACGTATCCAAAGGTAATACTTTAACAATTACTAACTTATCTTTACAGGGTCAATAACTTAATTATTTTTAACAACCCTTAATAGTAAATATATTGGGAGCTTTGATATGAAAACTATAAAAAACACAAGCTTACAGGGACTTTCTTTAGTCCTTACGAAGCCTGGGGGTAACGAGACAATTTACCTGTTACCCAAGCAAAAAGTTCAAGTCCCAAACTCTTGGGGTGGTAAAATTCTTGAGACCTTAGTTTCGAGAAGAATGTTAAAAGTTACAGTGACCGCTGAACCTCAGCCGCAGCCTGTGAAAACTCCCGTAAAGAGAACAAGAAAATTAAAAGGTGAATAATCCATGGCTCTCCCTACTAGTCCTTCTGTTGTAGTTTTAGAAAACGACGTTTCTGTCTTTGCTCCTAACATTGATTCGAGCGTTGTGGGTGTTGTGGGGTTTGCTGATAAGGGTCCAACTAACAAGGCCACTCTCATCACTAGCCCTGAAAACCTTGTTAGAATCTTTGGTGAGCCTAAGACTGAGATTCCTGGTCAAGGTCTGGAGGGTGCTATTGAGATCCTGGAAGCCACGAACCAGATGTACTTCGTTAGAGCGGCCAATACAAATGCGGCCAACGCGAGTGCTCAAGTTGAATTTGGTGCGAGCCCTGCATTCCAGGTGAGTGGTTTCACTGCTGAAGAAGCTTCTAGCATCACTTACCATGTCTACAACAACGCTGGTACCTTTGTTGCTAGCTCGGTTGTCACTACTGTCGCTTCGTCCACTACGGGTTACGACACTCCTCAGAAGGTTATCTCTGCTGCCTTTGATAGAAACGCTAACGGAAATCAAAATGTCATCTCCTACGTTGATGGCGATACTATTTTCTTAGCTTCTAGATTTGCTGGCTCGGGTGCTTACATGACGCTCTCGGGAAGTGAAGGTATGGGCTTCATACCAGTTCTCGGTAATGGCTTGGTTAGCTCTGTTCCTGGTTCTGTTCGTATAGATCAAGTGCAAGAGCAGACGATGTATGGTTACACTGTTAACGCTGGCTTAAACCTGAATACCTACTCTATTTACGAAGGGTCTGGTTATAACCTGAGAGTTGATAATGAAGGTCAGACAAAGGGTCTTTCTGTTGAGGTTGATAACCTTTCTATCCAGGATAGGGTCACTGTCAACTCCGATGGTGCTGCGGCTGAGACAATTGATATAAACGTTCAGCCTTCTAGCCTTAGCTTTATTGAGTCTTTACTGTTTGAAGACTCGGCAAACAACTGGTTGAACAACAATTCGGATTACATTTATGTTGGCATCGAAGATGATACAGGTGCTGACTTTGATGGTCTTCCAAATGATTGGGGTGCGCGTCTCACACAAAGTGGCGTCGGTGTTGTGGGTAATGCCAGTTACGGTGGCAGTTATTCTCCAGGGGACACTGTGCTTCCTAGATTTGTGAAGCTCGTTGAAGGCACCAAGAAGCTTGCTAATGGTAATAGTGGTTGGAGTACAACTGAGGATCCTCAAAGTGGTGTTGATATCACAGCGATGATTGGTAAAGCTTCGGATAAGACTGGCCTTTATGCTCTCGATGATGATACTCTGAACATCTCGCTTGCTGTTGCCCCAGGTTTCAGTGATGATGCTCTGCAAAATGCTCTGATTACCCTTGGCGAAACTTCCAAGAACTTCTTCGCTCTCGTTGCTCCTCCATACGGTTTAGACGAAGTGCAAGATGCGGTCAATTGGATAAACGGTCAGGGTGCTAGAACGGCTGCTCTCAACAACTCTTACGCTGCTGTCTACTGGCCGTGGGTTCAGGTCTTCAACCCATTCGCTGGTAAGGAAGAGTGGTATGATCCTGCGATCTTCGCTGCTCGTCAGTGTGTCTTTACAGATGCGGTTGCTGATCCGTGGTTCGCTCCTGCGGGCTTCAGAAGAGGTCGCCTGACCAAGCCTACGGATACTGAGCTTGTGCTTAACCAGGGTGATCGTGATGTGCTTTACGCGAACAACATCAACCCGATCAGCAAGCAACCTCAGACGGGTATCACTGTCTTCGGGCAAAAGACTGCTCAAAGACTTCCAACGGCTCTTGATAGAGTTAACGTGAGAAGACTGATGATCTACATCAGAAAGGTCCTGCTGGAGCTTGGCAAGCCCTTCCAATTTGAGCCTAATGATTCGTTCACTTGGGAGCAAGTTGAAGCTGCGGTTCGTCCTTTCTTAACGGATTTAACTGCAAGAAGAGCAATCATTGAGGGTGCTGTGAAGTGTGATGCCTCGACGAACACTCCACTGCGAGTTGATAGAAATGAACTGTGGTGCTCGGTTACAATTAAGCCAACGAAGGCTGCTGAGACTGTGGTCTTTGAAGTGAACCTGACGAGCCAGTCAGCAACAATTAGTTAAGGAAAAATAAATGGTTTTACCTCAAAACAGTGTTATTGATACAGCATTAAAGAATCGTCCCACCGGCTCTAATAATGCTCTGCCTGAGATATCTACAGGTCTTGAAACGATTAAGACTTATCAATTTGAAGTTAATTTCGCTAACTTCAGGCCGATCGGCGCGAACCAAAACGTCGCTGGGGATGTTACCGTGGCTGCGAAGCAGGTTGGTCAAATCACTTATGGTGTTGAATCTATCCCGTTAGATAGACTTAACGATAAGGTTCACTACCCTGGTAAGGTCACTTATGAACCCGTTGAAATCACCTTCGATAACTTACTCCTGAAGAAGTCCACTAACGCTCTCTGGTCTGCCTTCAAGGAAGTCTACAACCCGCTTACGGGTAAAGCTGGTTACAGAACGAATGGCGGTCGTCTCTACAAGGGTGAGAAGCTGTCTATCGTTGAAATGAATGGTGAGAATCAACCTGTGGCTGCTGTGGAATTGCTAGGTGTCTACCCTGAGAAGGTTGTCTACTCGGAGAAAAACTACAGCACTAATGAGTTCTCTACGGTTACAGTTACCTTTAGATTCGACTTCCTGAACTACATTGGAACTCGTATTGGTCCAAACCAAAACCACTCTAACCCTAACTCTGTTCTCTAGCCAATCTCCTAACCTCTAACATGGTAGCCTTCTCTCTAAATATAGAGGGAAGGCTATTTGTC